GAATCGTTCTTTTCTTGTTCAAATTGATAGCCATCACTTAATCTATAAAAGACAGTACATTAAAAGTAGTTTTTCAAAGGGATACAGGTTTTGGAAGAACGAAGAGAAAAAAACCGAAAACGGCTGAAAATCAGTAATTTTCTAAGATTTGCCACTTAGCCTAAAAAGCAAGAAAGTAAAGACCAGTGAGACGAATCCGCTACCAAGTCATTACCTATTCCGCTACCACTGAATGATGTGTCTGAAAGCCCGCTGAAAAGGCAATTCTGGGAAGAATGGCGCACTTAAAACGGGTGTTATGAAAGTTTAACTTTGGCGGTTTCTTATTCACCGTTCTGCCACGTTTTCGATTTGTCAATACGAGTGAGAATATGTAATTTTGCACACTAAAAAATTGACGAGTATGAAAACAGAAATGAAGGTGCTGCTCTACCTCAAAAGAAACGGGCAGAACGAACAAGGGATGTGTCCGCTGATGGGAAGAATCTCCATCAAGGGAAAATGTAATTCAACGGCACAGTTCTCGTGCAAGGTGAAGGTGAACCCGAAACTTTGGAACGCCACTTCACAGCGATGCACGGGCAAGAGCAAGGTGGCTACTACGACGAACAGGGAGATTGAAAAGATGCTCCTACTGCTACGCTACCGATTCGACGAGATGGTGGAGGATGGCAAGACATTCTCTGCCGAGGACTTGAAGAATGCTTTTCAAGGTATTGCCTCCGTACAGATGACACTGCTTCGTCTCTACAGGATTCACAACGAGGAGTTTGCCCTGCGTGTCGGGGTGAACCGTGCCAAGCATTCCTATGAATTGTATATGCAGTACTATAGGAAACTGGAAGAATATCTGCGCGAGAAGAAGAAGGTGTCGGACATTCCACTGAAACAACTTGACGAAAACTTCATGGAGGAATATGACACATATCTTCGCACCGTGCTCAGATACAGACCCGCCACCATCCTCCAGAACATTAAAGCCTTGAAGAAACTGATGAATATGGCGGTCTATCGCGGACTCGTTCCCCTCAATCCGTTCAAGGGCTATCAGACACAGCGCCCTGAACAGAAGAAACGCTATCTGGAAATGGACGAACTGAAGAAGATCATGACGGTAGAACTCACCAAGCCCAACTGCATCCTTGCCAGAGACCTCTTTGTATTCTCAGCATTCACGGGGATTTGCTACTGCGATATGTGTAATCTGAAGGAGTCGAATCTTGTACAGATGGCTGATGGAACCTACTGGATCAACACCAACCGCCAGAAGACAGGAACGCCGGAGAACGTAAGACTGATGGATATTCCCCTTGCCATTGTCCGTAAGTATAAGGGTATGGCGGCAGACGGGATGATGTTCCCCATGCTGGGCGACGGCAGCATTAGAATCCACCTCAGACGCATTGCCGAGAAATGCCAGTTGGGACACTACTTCTCTTTCCATCAGGCAAGACATACATTCGGTACGACTATCTGCCTGAGTAACGGTATTCCCATCGAGACGGTGAGCAAGGTAATGGGCCACAGGAATATCAACATCACACAGCACTACGCAAAGGTCACGGAGAAGAAAATCGCCGATGACGTATCCGGCCTTGAATCATGCCTTGGCAGCAAGTACGCCTTGACAGGTATCAGCCTTCCACCGTCGCACATCCTTAAAGACATGAGCCGACGAAAGCCGAGACCGAGAAAGAAACAGCAGAGTGAATCACTTACACCAGCCACTAAAGAATAGGAGATAAAGAATATGCGCAGCACATTTAAGCAACTCTTCTACATCAACCGCCAGAAGATGAAGAAGAACGGGAAGTGTCCGATAATGGGCAGAATCACCATCGACGGCAAGATCAGCCAGTATTCTACGGGATATGAGATTGACCCCTGCCTGTGGAATCCATCTACAGGCAGGGCATTCGCCAGCGGCAAAATCCTCGAAGTCCTGACGGGTGAGGAAAAGACCAACATCAAGCGACTGAACATGCAACTCGACGCACTCATAGAGAAGGGCAACGAGGCATACCGCCAGAACGTGAGCGGCATCGGCTATGTGTCAGCAGAGGTCATCAAGAACGCCCTGCTTGAGAAAGACAAACAGGCAGAGACGCTGCTGGCATTCATGGCCGACTACAATGCCGATTACTACAGTCGTATCGGAATCGACAAGACGCTTGGCTCATACAAGAGATACCGCAACTGCCTGAAGGCTACCCGTGAGTTCATCAGTTACAAGTTTGATAGGGAGGACATAGCCATCAAGGCACTGGAACACCAGTTCATCGAGGACTTCGACTTCTATCTGACAACCGTCAGGCGTATGGCAGAAAGCACCGTGAACAACCATCTTGTGGTGATGAAACTGATGTCGAAACTTGCCACCAAGAGAAAGATTATCCGACGTGACCCGTTCGCAGGCTACAAGTATCATGTCGTTAAGGGCAACCACCGTTATCTCTCTATAGAAAACCTCCAGAAGATGATGGCCCTTGACCTGAAGACCTATCGTCTCTGCCACACAAGAGACCTCTTCATCTTCAGCGCCTTCACGGGAATCGGCAGGGCAGACCTTGCCAACCTCAAAGACAGTGACATCATCACGAAGGAGGACGGTACCCAGTGGATACATATAGCCCGACAGAAGACAAAGGCCGAATGTTGGATACCACTTCTTGAAATCCCACGCATGATTATCGAAAAGTACAAAGGCGAAAGCAAGAACGGGCACCTGTTTTTCGTACCTCAGACATGCTGCATAGCACAGACCCTTAAAATCCTTGAGAAATTGGGAGAGTTTGACCAACATCTGACTTATTACATGGCCCGGCATACGTTCGCAACCCAGATTTGCCTGAGCAACAACGTACCCATCGAGACCATCAGCAAGATGATGGGGCATAATCAGATTAGAACAACCCAGATATACGCTGAAATCACAATGCAGAAGCAGCGTGAGGACATGCAGAAACTGGCAGACGGTGTAAACGGAACCTTTGACTTCTCTACGGAGGACGAGGCTCCGACACCTTATTTCATGAAGAGAAAAGTTCTTAATGTATCAACGACAGAAAAGTAACGGCTATGACAAGAGGAATCATCAGAATGACAGAGGGCGGAAGGGTGAGTATGCCGCTGACAGATGTGTGGATGACGAAAGAAGAAATTGCCGACATGTTCGGTCTGCCGGAGGCTTTGATATTCCGCACCATCCGCTCCATCTATAAGAAGAGTGAACTATATGAACATGAGACGGCAAACAGGATTCCTTTCCCCAAGCAGGAAAGCAAAGGCTGGACGAAGGAAGTCTATAATCTGGACTTGATACTCTACCTGACCTACAAACTGCCAAGCAGGAATGCACTGATATTCCGCAAGTATATGACCAATAAAGCCTACGAGCGCAGTCCATACGAGCAAGTCTGCATCATTGTCGATGACGTGGATTTCAGACAGCACTCTTTCAAGGGATAGGCGACGGGAATGTATCTTACAAAAGAAGAAAGACGGATGATCTGGCGTTTGTCAATCATCCGTCTTTCTTCTGTCTTTCTTTGGTGGAATTCTGGTACTGATAATCTCATGCCACCCGGTAGGCTGGATGATAGCACTCTTGTAACACTCTCTCCAAGTCACTCTCACGGTACAGCACCTTTCCACCTAATTTGAAATAGGGGATCATACCATTGTCACGATACTCCTGCAAGGTACGACGGCTGATCTTCAGACGATGGGACACCTCTACATCCGACAAGTACCGCTCACCGTCCAACAAGGGACGATAGTTAGAGGTTACCTTGTCGAACAGGCTTTCGATGTCCTTCATCGACTGCATGGCATCTGTTACGCCCTCTGTCCTGAGTGTAATCAGTTCGTTCACGTTCTTCTGTAAATTCTCCATACTGGCAAATACATTTTAATAGTTTGACTAAATCATGGCATCACAGGAATGGTCAGACTGCTTGTGTGGCTTGCGCCATGCTGCATCTTTCTTTCTGTCCTCCACTACCTTGATGATGCGCTGCACATCCTCTGGCTTGTAGTACGTCTTGTGACTAATCTGGGAATAGGCCAGTATGCCGTTATCCCTCAGAGTCTGCAAGGTTCTTGGCTTGATTCTAAGAATCTGGCACACGTCCTGATTGTCAAGCCACTCCCCAAGACGCTTGTCCGTGCCGCGATTACCCATCTCCTTCATCTTCTTGACGAAGTGATTGAATTGTGCTTCGAAGCCCTCAAAGGCTTCTTTCTCGATGTTGATTATTTCCATATGTACGCTATTTTATTTAGTTTATAATTCCAGTTTATCCGGCTCCATTCCAAATCGTCGGCAAAGGTACGGCAAATGTACCATTTGGGACTACTCTGTAAAAACCGTTTCTGTTTTTAACGTTTCACGAACTTCTTAAAGCCTTAACCTAATGTCCGCTGAGCTTGCTCATTTTAAGTGCGGACGATGCAGTGCTGTGGGGCATCAGACCCCAGACTGCATATTAAGCTATGCACAATTGTGGCAATCTACCGTCAAGGTAGTATTAGGCTACCACAATTGTGGCATTGCCCCGCAAAGCGGGTAGTAGGCTACCCCTATTGCGGCATTCTCCCGATTAAGGGGGCATTAGGCTACCCCCTATTGTGGCATTGTGCAAGCACTTGCCCGTTTTGTTGGCAAAGGTAGTCTTTTCCGTTTGGTCGTGTTCGCAACTTACTAGTAGGTTGTGCTCATTTTTAACAGGACTTTAACCTTTCGACTTTCAATCCTGTCTTTAACCGTTTGCCTCCGCGAAGGTACGGTAAGAATCTGAC